TAAAAGTATGGTACTGACGGCTGGATTAGCCTGTACTGCATACTCAGATGTTCCAGATCTAGAACATGAACGTCTCTATCTCTATGGAAGACCTGGAAAGTTTAGACTTCAGAAATATAGTAATAAAGAAGTTGGAGTTGAATATAGAACTCCATCTACTAGGTGGACGAGTAATTTTGATATGGCTGAAAAGATATTCTCCTGGGCAGAAATTGGTATCAATGCTCTATTAGCTGAAAATATTCTGGATAGGGTGGAATCAGATATAATGGAGGATGCTAAGAAAGCTATACTAGACGTAGACCAGACTAAGGCTAAAGAGTTACTGGCTTACATTCAAACTAATTTATAGGAGGTTAATAAATGAAAGTAGCATGTGCAACTGCTCACATGGCTGGGTACTATAAAACCTGGTTTAAAGATATGAGTGTTATAGGAGATGTTGGTAAAGTACCTAAAAAATTGGATTTACTTATATTAACTGGGGGCTCTGATGTAAATCCAGAAAGGTATCATGAGGCGCCGGATGGTGCTATGGGTTGGAATAACGAAAGAGATACTATCGAGTTTGGTATTTTGGATAGAGTTTTACAAAGCATACCATCTATTAAGGTACTTGGAGTATGCAGAGGTATGCAACTTCTTAATGTATTTTACGCTGGAAATCTTTTTCAAGATTTGGGCTCTGAGAACTTAGGGCATCAGGGAGTCCACCAGCTGGAACATTCAGTTCCAAATGCATTTTCTTGGCTAAAAGTAGTAAACTCTCTTCATCACCAAGCCGTTAAAAACTTTGGTGTGCTAGGAGGTAATCCTCGATCACTGGCTACAGAACCTAAGACTGGTATCTGTGAGATTGCTACCTTTGGAAGACGGAGTTTGGGGGTTCAATTTCATCCAGAGATGTTCTCTAAAGATATCGGAGATAAGTTTTTCTCTCAAATCAAGGATTGGGTTAGTGGAGAAATTAAAATAGCAGAGGAACCGGAACCCTCCTTCAAATTTGCTAGTAGTCCCGTATCGGTTATGGATATACCTAGTATCTTTACTACAGTATCCTCAACAATTTCAACAGATTTTGTACAACAGGAGCAAAATATTAATAATCTTTTTGATAGTGATGAGGAGGAGGAAGATAGTGAGTAATTACTACGATATAACTAGTTTCTGTATAAATTGTACTTCTGAGAGTCTGAACAGAGGTACTCCTGTGCTGTCAGATTCTATCATTGATTTCTATAAAAGTCATTTTTCACTGGCGGCTATAAGCATAAATCAGATAATGATGGAAACTCTCAAGTCTAAAGAATTGGTATATACTCTAAAAATTCGATCAGAAAATTGTAGAGAAAGGATTGTGGGTTATCTAGCGAATAACTATCCTAGACAAGAATTTCTAAAGCAGGCTGGGTATATTCCATTCGTTGAGATATGTTGTAACTCCAATGCGGATAGGAAAACTAGAGATGCAATAAATCTTCTAGATGCTGATCAAAAAATAGCTCTTGAGAGAATGCTTGCGGGAGTTATAAAAACACAATTAAAACTAAAGTGTGGAGATCCTAAAGAGGGTGAGGGAGTTAAGCTTTATTTTTGGGAAACATCGTCAGTATCTCCAATATCCATATCAGCGGTTCTTCTATTTCTAAGGATATTTTCAAATCTTATGAAAATAGCTCCGAGTTTTGAGTCTATCTGCAACCCCAAAGCCTTTTTTAATCTGGTAATAGAACAAACTCGTTTTCTCCATGAGTATAGTGATGTTCCAGAATCTGATATAGTTTTTCTTGGAATCTATCTACTATCAGATGTATTTAGACCAGGTACTAATGGGTTCTTATATGGAGCAAATGGTCCAACTAAGTATATTCATAGAAATTTTAGTACTGACAACTGGACTTACGTCTTTAGCACTCTAAGAGAGACTCCAAAGGTGATGGATGAATTCATTTCTTTCTATCATAAATGGATTAATATTCAAAACTATATATTAAATAAACTTATTCAAAACTATAGTAAAGAAAAGGAGACCAAATAAAAATGACTTCAGCAAAAAATAAAGAATTTTTACAAAAAGTTTATAATCTTAGAGAGACCTCTTCTGATTTCTCTGCTTACTATGAAAATATAACTTCCATCGAAGAGTTCCAAAATTTAGTATCTAAATTGGAGATTATAGGAAAAGAGACAGCTAAGTATATGGGTCTTCTAGAAAGTAAGAATAAAAAGGAGGATGAAAATCTATCTCTATCTGAGATTAAATGGAAAAGATATTTTCAAGACCATCAATTTCATACCACAGAGGATCAGAGAAATATAGCCGATTTAGTTTCTCTGTTGCAAAATATAGATACTAATAGGTTTATTAAAATATCCAGAAAATCCAAGGCTCAATTTCCAGCCTATTCCTGTATAGTTCCACTAGCCCAACTTGGAGGTCATAATTATAAGCTTGGAGCTTCAATTGTAAATACTTCAGTTGGAAATGTTTTCTATACATCTAGAGGATCAACTGGAAATGTGATGTCTACGGATGTATCAACATTCAGAATAGCTAATAGAGTGGAGATTGTGGATCTCATAGCTAGTATGCTGTATAGAAATCCCAGTCTTTGCGATATTTTTGTATATGATGTACTAGATGATAGTGGTATGGGATTACCTATTGATGATGAGGATAATGATGAAGAAATGGAGATTCATGATGAAGAATAAACCACTAGTAGTAATAGAGGATAATGAAGTTAGATTCCAGGATGATGTAGATGTTGTTATCCTAGATAGAAATAGTCTCTATCTCTATGAAAATAAAATTTGTAGCATTGTCTCCATAAATGATGATGGGAGTGTGGATGTTAAGTCTGTTGATTCTACTGACGGGAGTTTAATTAATAAAATTGCCAGAAATGTTCCAGCATTATCATTAGAATTCTATTCTGATGATGAGGACGATATGGTGGATTTCTTTGAGATCGATGATGTTTAGGGAGTATGAGTATGATACCTAAAGTATATGATCCAGATAAAGTAAGTTCTAAATTTAGACTAATAGTACTAGATATGTTTTCTAATCTTCTATCTAGAGGAGCTAATATTCAACTAGGTGAAATATGTGTAGCCATAGAGCATTTTAGCTCAGATGTAATAATACATATAGAAGGAGATTCTGATATATCCATATCTAAATTCTCTCTATCAAAAATGCTGTTTAATGATTGTGGAGAGGATTCGGAGATTAGTGACTCAATATCTTCAATAATAAATAAAGCGGGTACTGTAGTATCTAGATTGACAATTGCCCACACTACTGCAACTGAGATAGAGAAAACCAAGCTTACCTCATTTAGACTTGCAGTAGAGGACAATCTAAATTTATTGAAAATGGCTATGAATCCTCCAAAAGGATATGAGAAAGCCTATTTCGAGCCTAAATGGTATGCAGATAATCTAGATTCTAAAGTACAGGGAGCAGAGAAGTTTCTAGATGATTTTTATGATGACTTTGATGATTATGGATATAGAGGTGGAATATGGAATGGGTACTGCGGATAGTAAGAAAAATAAACTGGTGTAAACACAGATGGTATAACTCCAGCGATAAACGCTATCTCTACAGTGCTAATAGACTCGTGGGATTTAGTTTTCTTAGCTGGAAACCTCAGTATGATTATTTTGATAGATTTAAAGTATATGAGTATTGTCTAAAATGCGAGAAACATAGAATAATTAAAATATGGAGAAAAAAATTTCCCAACAAGGAGGTAATAAGGTATGAAACAAGAAGAAAAAAGAGAATTGGTTAAAAAGTGGATGCGAGGTAAAAATAAACAACCGCTAGAATTTATAAATACTGTTTTAAATGGAGCCGATAGTTTGGATAATCTGGTACTACGAGTACTATTAGTATGTATTTCAGAACCATCTATCAACTCCAAATCTAATGCTGTTGAGACCAGACCGAGTAGAAGAAGGAGTGTGTTTGATATTTGGAGACATATTTTATATGTAAAACCGGATGTTGATATATTTGATACTATGGAGGCTATGCATAGATTGAGAAAAAGAATCTGTGGTTCTTATTGTGGGAATGTAGAGAGGACTGTATTTCATGTATATATTGATTCCTTAAGTCAGTTTAATGGGATTAGGAGAGGTTTGAGAACTTTAGAATTCTCTAATGGTGGTGTGTATCTAAGATTTACAGATTGGGAGAAAATGAAAAGAAAAGTTAGAACAAAAAAGGAGACAGTATAATGACAATGCTGGAAAAAAGACTAGGAAAGATAGAGGATTATAATTCACTACAACTTGATAGTCCTCTATGTTTTTGTAACTCAAGAGGTAAAGAGATTAAAATATCGAAGGATGATCTAAAATTTAATCCTAGTGGAACTCCACATAGAAGAAATTTGGTAAAGGTAATTTTAGATTATACCTACGAGTGGTACTCTAAAAATACGGTTACTGGAGATATTGAAACAGAACCAGGAAGAAATAGGAGCATTATTGATATATGGAGACATGCTATATATCTATATCCAGGTCTGGGTATTTTAAGGCTAATGGAAGCCTCTTTTGATCTTTGTGAGAGAAGGGAAATATGCGGTCAATTCTGTCATAAAGTTGAGAGAACTGTATTTAGATCTCATGATTTATTTGAGAGTGCTAATACAGAATTTGATTGTGAAGAGTATGGAATAAGATTTTCTACGTGGAAAAAATTACATGAATAAAAAACCACTAGTTAAAAAACCAGTTGTCCGTAAAAAAGTAGTTAAGGCTGAGGTCTCTGAACCTATTACAGAGGCTAGTGAAATTAAAGTGATTACTACTCCAGTTTATAAATTCTCATACAATCAGATACCTAATCACAATTTCTCATTTGCTTTACTAAATAACGATAATGTATACCTCCATACCCCATTCTATTGTAAAGACTATATACAGGATATTTTCTGGTCTGAATATACTAAAAAAGAAGGTACTCAGTATGGTCTTACATGGAAACCAGAAATGCTTAATATAGATACTGACTATTTTAGTTTATGCATTGATGGAGGAAAAGAAACTATGAGAGATAGAATTCCATTTATGAAGGAGCTCATTAGCTATTTTGATCTGGCTCAGGGATTTAAACCTACAGAAGTAATGGAGACCAATAATAATAATCGTATCATAGTAAGATTTTCTAAGGAGTGGACTAGTAGCGGTCCTCTTATAAGTGCTCTTACCACTCTGATTAGAATTAGTGGTGTCTATGAGGGGGGTAAGCCGGATAAGTATTTAGGAGATTTGACAGATAAGACTATTCAGAAATTTCCTAGTTATATGAATGTAGAAGTAGGTAGATTAAGTAGTACCTATACTAAGCTTCTCTATCTGCTAGGTGGAGGTCGTATTGAGTATTCCTGGGATAAATTAAGTAATATGGGTCTAGCTCATGCGTGTGGTATTGTAAATTGGAGAGGAATGAAAAATGAGTATGAGGTTAAAGATGAAGATTAACATGAGATTTGTATTTGCACATTTTATGCTATATATAGCTATGGTGATATTCTCTGCTATTTCCGGTCTGGTTATTGGAGCATTTCTAACTGGAAATGATATGAGATACGTAATAACATCTGCGTACGTAGAGGCTCTAGTCTTACCAGTATTTTTTATACTCATGGCACTATTGATGGATATGCAATGGAGAAGTAATATAAAAAGAGCGGAAAAAAAAGAGGTAATCTCATTAATAAGATTTGATAGATTTTTTGAGAGTTGGTGTGAAAACGCTAGAAAAGAGGGTCTCACAGATACTCCAGAGATATATAGGGATTGGCTTGAGGAGGCGTGGATGGCCAGTAATTACTAAAATATTTTAGGAAATAAAAAAGCCCCTCAAATAGAGGGGCTTTTTGTTATCAATTTTTATCCAGTTTCACACATACTCCAGTCGCAACTTGAGCAATGTTTACAATTAGATTCCTTTATGAGAGGGCTCTCACATACGGGACATAAATCCTTTTTAATATTTTTCGGAGACAGCACTTCCACGTCTCTACTTCCATTTCTATAAACAGTAATACCTTTACATCCTAGTTCCCATGCTAGCATAAATGCCTTAGCGATGGTATCTCTATGGGTATAATTGGGGAAATTAATAGTCTTACTAACTCCACTATCAACAAATTTTTGAGCACTAGCCTGTGTTCTTACATGCTCCTCCCAAGTAACCTCAGTAGCACCATTAGCTGAAACGGCACATCTAAAGTGTTCTGGAATATTATTCAAATCTCCCAACTCGTAAGTACCAGTCTTATCATTCCGTATAGTTATTTCTGAGAAGAATGGTTCTATTCCTGAGTTACAGTCAGCGAGGAGTGATATGGTTCCAGTAGGCGCTATTGTTAATAGTGTTATGTTTCTACGAGGAATTGGTAGCTTAGTACATTCAAAAGGAATTCCCCTGTCCTCTCCAAGTGATATGGACTCGTCCTCTGCTATTGTTTTCATAAAAGATAGAATAAATTCTAACTCTTCTAGTGCCTTATCACTTCCGTAAGCTACTCCCCTCTTTAGATAGTAATCCGCTAGACCCATAATACCTAGTCCGACTGGTCTATTAAATTTAGCCCACTTTGTTATTTCTTGTGTTGGATAACTAGATACTGATACTATATCATCTAAGAATCTAACTGCATGTCTTATAGCCGTCTCCAATAACCACATATCCATTGTGTTATCTGGATCTAAAAACTTTGATATATCTATACTTCCTAGATTACAAACTCCATTAGGAGGAAGTGGTTGCTCTCCACATGGATTAGTAGCAAGTATCTCCTGATCTGTATGTTTATATGGAGAATCATTTAGTCTGTCATAGAATAGTAATCCAGGCTCTCCATTTTTCCATGCACCCTCTACTACGGAGTTAAATACATCTCTAGCCTGTAGAATAGCGTGGGACTTCTTATTGAAATTAGTTTCGTATGTACTATCCTCTTTAACTCTATTCATAAAATTATCATCTACGGTTACAGAGATGTTTGTAGTACTCATTTTACCTTCATCTGTTTTAGCGTGGATAAACTTTAGTATGTCTGGATGATATACAGACATTGTACCCATCATAGCCATAGCTCTAAATCCCCCCTGAGCTATTATCTCCATATCATGACATATTGTATTAAAGAAATTGACTGGACCAGCTGAATATCCATGAGTACTTCCACTTACTTTACTACCTTCTGGACGTAATTTTGTAAGGGTAGTTCCACATCCCCCTCCCTTTCTCGCTATTAAAGCAAAGTTTAATTTGGTCTTGTAAATATCCTCTATTGTATCTTCTAAATCTACTACAAAACAGGCACTTAATCCTCCTCCCTTAGTTCCAGAGTTAACTATGCATGGACTATTGGGTATAAAATACCTATTTTCTATCATCTCTGTTAGTATTTCTTTGGTTTCTTGAGGTTCATCTACGCATACGTGTTCTATAATTCTATCTGTAACTTCTTCCCAGGAGGTTTCACCGTCCTTAAAGTATCTTTTCTGTAAAATATTTAAAGCTGTTGGAGATAACTCTCCCTTCTTTTGAAATACCATATAGCCTCCATAGTAGATAAAGATAGCCCCTCTTTTTTCGAGGGGCTTTTTGTATTTTACTAATTATAACATTATCTACACTTTGGAGTTAGTTTTAGACATCTTCCTATTTATCTTATTTGTTAGTGCTTCGAGGGGGTCTACTCCGTCCGCTATTCCAGCTACAATTAACATGAATATAGCATCTCCAAGTTCTTCAGCCATATCCTCTTTGTTGTATTTAGGCTTATTCTCCGGGTTATTTCTTACCCATGTACCAGACCGATCTAAATCTAGTTCCAGCACCTCTGCTATTTCTGTTATAACAAACTTAATTGCATTATCAAAATTAGGAAATGTTAACCCTCTGGCTACGTAATAATCCTTTATTAACTGTACTAAACTCATCTTTCCTCCAAATATTTTAGTGTACCCATGAGGGTTTTAGACGTATTATATTTATCCCTACAGTCCAAATTATACGGACGCTCAATCATTACTACCTTACACACTTCAGATAAACCTTCCAAATGCTTAGGTAAATCATCTATAAAATAATCCAACCTCAATCTTCTAGCAGTATTTACTTTATCAGATACGAAGATAAGGTTTTCCTGGAATGGAAAATGATGTCTTCTCAAATATTGTTCTGTTGTAGTTTTTACGTATGCAGGTCTAGATGTTATATAGTATAAATCAAATCTATATTTTGCATAGTTTAAAAAGTTTATACAATCATCAGTTGGCATTCTATCTGAATAAAGAATATCTATTTCTACAAGAAATTTCCAATCCTCATCGCTAAACTTTAAATACTCTCTACTCCAAAATTCTGTAAAAGTTCCTTCATACCCTCTGTTTAATTTAAAGTATTCATGTACAGATTCGTGCCATCCGTAAAGTACTCCATCCATGTCTAGGCCAAGTGCTGTCATTAAATTAGCTCCTTTTCAAATCCATAAACTGAATTGGTTTGTAATAAAGATTTAAACTCATCTACGGTTCCTCCATCTACAAAGAAGTCCTTAGCTCCATATTTTTCAACCTTATCCTTAAATCTTAGTATCTTTACCTTATATGAACCTAGAGAATCTGATGTTTTCTTTGCTGATATAACGCCTGCTTTATCATTATCTGCTATATAATATATCTCCTCTATTTTTGTAAAGTATTTAATCCAACCAGGATTCCATGAAAGTGCTCCATTCGTTGAGCATACACATGGCATACCTAGTTGATTAAGAAGTAAACAATCAACCATTCCCTCTGTTATATATATAACGTTAACAAAAGGAATAATGTCCTTATTAAAAAGGATAGGATTAAAGTCCTTATCTGTATACCAAAATCTCATTCTTTTATCTGGCTTATCACGTCTACATTGAAAATTGATAAATAGCCCATCATCATATATTGGAATTAAATTCCACTCATCAAAATTCCCAAGTCTGTATCTATCTATAGTCGAGTCATTCAAGCATCTAGCGTACCAATACTCTCTATCTTTTCGACCCGCGTTGTGGAATAGGTCAACCAATTTTTCAAACTTGACCTGTAAGCTATTGCCCTTGACATCCACAGGCATACCAGCCGTTTGATTTCTAATTAGGTCGTGGGCGGTCTTTTCATTCATTCCCCTGACGTTTACAAGGTAGTCAAAGGCGTTACCCCGAAGTCCTCGGGCATTGAAGAAAAACACATCCTTCTCTGTATCTACAACAAGTGAGGAATGTACATCAGACCTTAACCATCTTCCATGTCCTGATATTCCAAAATCTTCACTAACCAGGTCTACTATATTTGGCATTATTTTCTTTCTTCATCCTTCTGCTTTCTCTTCTTTCTTAAATTAAGAGCTTTTTGCTTCTCCTGCTTCTTTCTTTTTAACTCTTCCTTATCAAAATCTTTCTTACTTTTATTAGAATCTTTCATTTAGTTTATCCTTTTCTCTCTGCTGTTGCATTAGAATTTCAGTGTATAATCTCATTGTTTCATCAACATCTATTTTAGTAAGTTTATTGTCTATAATATCATAGTATATATCACAGAATTCACAATGAAAAAATCTTCTGTTTTCCCTATAGATTATATCACAACATCCATTACATTCTAAACATTTCTTACCACTAGTTCCCATTCATTAATTACCTCTTAAATATCTATCTAGGGTATTCATTAAGGACTCTGTTAGATGTTGTTGATCTCCAGTGCGAACATAGTGCAAAAGACTGTTTAAATCTTTTGATGTAAAGGCTATATATATTAAATTATGATTGTCTCTACACACATCGGCTTTAGCTTGGTCATTATATACTGTCCCACATTGACCACATGCCCATCCATTGAATACCTTAACTGCCATATTAAATCTCCTTTGATTTAAATCCAGATATTATATCTGTTAGAATTGTTATTGCCGATAATAAAATTAAACCATATTGTTTTATATAAACTGCATAAATTATCCAAGCTCCAGCGTTAACAGCGTGAATTGCCCAAGCCCATTTTTTACCTTTAGACCATCCCAGATTACTGTTTACAAACCATGTTGTTATACTAAGAATCCAGTCCATTATTCTCCTTATACCATATAGCCTCTGTTGTCTTATGAAGTTGACCATTCAATTCCACGAGAGGTTTAAAGTCCATCCAAGTAGCCTTGGTATTCTCACATACAATCACCTGTCCGTTCCTTGATTTACACCATTCACTCAAATCCCAGTAATTTATTTTAGAGTTATTATCGTGATAATATTGTCCTCCAAATTGGTATGGTGGGTCTATAAACCATGTGGCTGTATAGTTATGTGTAATCTCAACCCAATCTAGTCTCTTTACTATCCAGTGTTTTATCTTATAAAGATTATCCGCTATTCTAATTTTATCCTTATTCCATATACTTCTTTTCATAACAGTTTTCTTAGGCATAGCTGATGCTGTATTTATACTAAATCCAATAAGATATTTCTCCACATCAGCTAAACTTTTGATACTGTCTAGGTTAGTTCCGTAATCAACATCCGGCAGAGATAGTATATCTTTTCTACTTGCATAGTGAATTAGATATGACCACACATCGGTTATTACCTTATAGGAATCATATAGAATTACTTCCTTCTGCCAATTGTTATCATAAAGAGAATATTGAGCGGCTCCGCAGAATGGCTCAATTATTCTATCATGAATCGGTTTAGGATAGTACTTAGCTAGTCTTTTCTTAGTCCCGTAGTAGCTCCACATTAATGTTTCTTTCCACAATAACTACAAAACCAGGTATGTCCAATTTTAACTGACCATCCCCATCTATAACAATCCTTACAGAATAACCACGCTTCTAAAATAACTTCACTCATCCTTATTATCCTCATATTCTGACCATGCTAGAAATGTTTCTATCCACCATCTAAGAGAAGCATCTCCATGCAAGGCTTTTAAATTATTTACGAAATGTTTAGAGTTATTTTCCATCCATGATTTAAATTCATCTGCTGTAATTATCTCATCAAATTGATCTTTATATGCATTACTCATATATTAAATCTCCTTTGTTCTGATGTGAGGTCTACAAACGTCTCAGTTTTTCCCAAGTTGAAACCGTATGTCAGCCACATTGAATGAAACTGTGCATTGGAATATTTGTACAAAAACTCCATAGGTATTTGGTCTATGGATATAAAGTCTGTTCCCTCAGCATCGTTAACCCTCTTTACCGTATGAGGAGTAATGTAGGCTATACGAGAAGTTGGGATAATCTTTTCACATCCCCTTCTAATTAAATCTATTTGCCATTGAGAATAGTCTGCATTAATAAGTAATGCAAAGGGTACTTTATAGTCAAAACATTTAGAAATAAAAAGGTCTTTTATGGAGAAAGGCGGATTAGTAATTATTGACCAGGATTCACTTAATTTAAATCCAAGTTTTTCTGTTATGAAATTAAATTTCCCAACGTGGGGTTCTGCCTCTTGGATGTCACTTTCCGAAACCGTATAACCGGCCTCGATGAGTCGTCTGGAAATTTTCCGACCCCCCGATGCACATTCCCACACATGGGTAATATGCTTGGGTATGAAGGGAATCAGCAAATCTATGGCATAGTTGGGGGTTTGGAAGGTATCCCTTATCTGTTGTTCATCGGGGGCTTTACGTGCCGTTGTGACGGGTTTAGCACGTATTTTGTACCCGTCTGTACCTATTGTCTGACTTCGTTCTATTTCTACTATTTCGCCTATGTCCATAGTATCCTTTCGACTTTTGAAATTGGTGTTCCCTAACCCTTGACAGGTTTTGGGTTTGATGGTATAATTGGGGCATAGTCAAATAAGAAACACTTTTCCTGACTATTGACCTAATTATATCACACTTTGTACTATTTGTCAATACCTAAAGGAGGCCAATTTGGTTAGACTTTACATTAGAGACAATGCTGGACAACTATGGTTTTTCGAGGATGGTCTAATTCAGATAAAATCTGATTATTACATTCCTCAAAATGGCTATCCAGTTGCTTCCTTGGAAGAAGGTATAAGACTTTTGAACGAGGAGGGCTACATTGGAGAAGAACCAGATTTATAATGAGAGTTGCTTAACGGGTATTGAGAAGATAGATTTTCCAGTTCATCTCGTGATTACATCTCCTCCTTACAATGTAGACTTAGGTAATAATAAGCTAAATAAGAGAGGCTATGATACTCACAACGACAATATGACTTCTGGAGAGTATCATCACTTTATTAGTGAAACGTTTAGAAAGATATGGAATGTTCAAGAAGATGATGGAAGAGTTTGTATAAATGTAGGAGATAGAAAGAATGGAGAAGACCCGCTACATAATGATATAATCAACATAATGCATCAAATAGGATACAAATCTTATACGAGTATTGTATGGCACAAGCATCAGGTAGGTAATAGAACTTCTTGGGGAAGTTTCAATTCTCCAAGTTGTCCATCGTTCCCAGTTCCATTTGAGTATATACTTTGTTTCTATAAGAACAGTAAGAAGTTGATTCATAAAGGAGTGTCAGACCTTGTGAAGCAAGAGTTTATAGATTGGAGTTTATCTCTTTGGAATTTTCCTCCCGAAACTGGCATGAGAAAATTAGGACATCCAGCAGCTTTTCCTGAGGAACTACCCAAGAGACTTGTCAAGATGTTCTCTTGGGTAGGGGATACGATTTTAGACCCATTTTCTGGGGTGGGAACTACTGCACTAGTGGCAAAAAAGCTAGATAGAAACTACATTGGATTTGAAATTAGCCCAGAATATGTGGAAATTTCCAATAAAAGACTTGACTCAGTCGTTAAAAATGGTGTATAATGAGAATATCAGTAAATAAAAAAGGAGAAAAATATGTTTAAAATAGGTAAATTTGAGGTGTATTTCAAGCATTATCCAGATGAGGTTGGAGAAGTAGAGGCTCTTATCACTGGACAAAAGCTTCCCTACTACGGAAGAACGGAATGTACTATCACAGAGAATGATGAATGTATTAGGGATGGGTCTGGATACTGTGGTTTAAATGACAGATTTAATAAAGTAACTGGTAGAAAAGTAGCCCTTGCTAGAGCATTAGAAGGTGCATCTAAAAAGTTTAGAACTCTCATATGGAATGAATATATTAAGACAGCTAGAAAAGTCTAGCTTATAAGCCGGTGTAGCTCAGTTGGTAGAGCGTCTCCTTTGTAACGAGAAGGTCATCAGTTCGATTCTTGATCACTGGCTCTTATTGGCCCCTAGCTCAAATGGATAGAGCGTCTGGCTTTGAACCAGGAGGTTTGAGGATCGTACCCTCAGAGGCCAGCCATGAAAATAACTAAAGCATTAAAAAGAGATAAGAAAAGATTGAAAAGAAATAAGATGGTTGTAGATTCTAAGAGTGTATTTATCATACAACAGACTATAATTAAACGTGGTGAAAAGAAAAAGAAGTAAATATGCTTTCATCGTCTATGCGATTAGGACTCTACCCTCTCAAGGTAGGAAACTGGGTTTAAAACCGAGTGAAAGCACACCTCCAGTTGATGAGTCATTCTCATCTAACGGATAACAAAGGGAGATATCCCTCACTGGAGTAAGCGTTCTCTTGGTCTACTGGCTAAGACGCCTCCCCTTCAAGGAGAAATAACGGGTCCGATTCCCGTAGAGAACACCTATGGTGAGCATGGTATAGTGGCTATTATGTCTCTCTGTGAAAGAGAAGAGCTGGGTCCAATTCCCAGTGCTTACCCCAAAGGAGTTTATATGAGCTGTGAACAGATACTAATTATAAGTTGTATGGGAATTGTTCGTATATTAATTCCAATTAGTTTAATTATTATTGGAGGATTTATAATTAATAAATACAGATAATAAATATTCACCTATAGCTCAACGGCGGAGCAGAGAGCTGTTAACTCTAAGGTTGGTGGTCCGAATCCATCTAGGTGAGCTAGTAGATGTCGCAGACGGCTTAAATGATTGGTAAAACCAGTAGTCTACTTATTAGCCCGTAGTATAACGGTAGTACGAGAGTCTCTGAAACTCTTAGTCTTGGTCCGAATCCAGGCAGGCTAGCATGAAATACATAGCAAATAATATAAGTTGGTTTGATGAGGGGTCAGAGGCGTATCCATTAACTGAGTTCTATGATTCAAATATAGAGCAAGATGATGGTACTACTACTTTAACTAAGTCTGCTTTATTTACTGGAATTAGGAATGGGATGCCTGATGATGAGGTATGTAGTCTTTTAGAATTTAATGTATTGGAAGATTGCTGTAATGGTATCAGAGAGGTTTGCTAAACCTTCCAGCATGATAAGTGCTGTGTGAGTTCGAGTCTCGCATCTTCCGCCTTGTACTGTCTATAACCGCCTGATGTAGATTAACCAACTGGAGACAGTCTGTTTTATAGAAGTACATATGGATCGCGCCGCTGAATGGTCGGCAACCGGCGTTGAATACCGGGGTCTCTAACAAGAGAGGGGTTCGATTCCTCCGCTTTCCGCTAGTAATAAAAATCTATTAACAAAGGAGTAATTATGAATTATAAGGATAAAGAAGGCTTGTTTGTTATAACTATGGAAAGAAAGTCAGATAGAAGATTTTTTTGCTGTAATCCAAATCATCTATATAAAAATTTTGATGATGCTATGGAAGAGGCTACCAGACGTGCCAAGAATTTAAGTAAGGATTATAGATATATAGTTACTGAACTTATTAAAATTGTGGCTGTAGAATCTGCTGAACCTCCAGTAAAAATTACAAACTACTAGGGAGATGTAATATGTCAGTTAGAAATGAAGAAACTAAATTGTGTAGAATAACTCTTTCAGATGGTTCTGATGGGTGGGAAGATTATCTATATCAAAATCAAATAGACGATTATGTTAATCGTGGCTATATAGTGGAGATTCTATGACGGATAGACCCAAACAGTACTTAATAACCGGAAAAGGTAGAGTATGGTCTGAGTGGTTAACTTATGATGAGGCCGCTTACTATTCTCAGCTTGGTTATGAAGTAGTACAAATTAGATAATAATATTTACTCCATTAACTCAATTGGATAGAGTGCTACGGTTCTAACGTAGAAGTTCCGGGTCCGAGTCCTGGATGGAGTGCTATGAGCCTATCGCCAAGTGGCTAAGGCAGGAGTCTGCAAAACTCCCATCACTGGTTCAAATCCAGTTAGGCTCTCTATGCATCTATCGTTCAACGGATAGGATACAAAGCTACGAACTTTGGGATGTGGGTTCAATTCCTACTAGGTGTACTAAAGGAGAAATGATATGGAGATAAAAAGTAAGTCACAGGCTAGAAGGATTGCCATGCAAACAGAAAGAAAGATAGTTCGCAATCGGTGTCAATGTTCTGTATGTAAAGATATAATAGAAAGTAAACATAGACATGATTTTGTACAGTGTAAATGTGGTCGTATCTTTACCGATGGAGGTACTTTATATCTTCATAGAGGTTTTATAGACCCCACTGATTTAATTGATTTATCTGAATATATGGAATTAGACCTTGACAAATTGACTGTGCTTGCTCAAAGTGTCCCGCTTGGCAATGACGAAGCCCAACCCAGCGTGCAGGCGGACGGCTTTTGGGCTTGTGCGGAATGCGGTTATCAAAATGTTAATGCGCTCGATATTTGTACGCATTGCTTTAATCGCCGCCGCTAACGCAAACCGTTAGGTGGCTAATATGCAAAATGAGAGTTGCCCCGTAATTGTTCTTGATTGGGATTATCACACCTTTGATGTAGGCGATGATGTTGGAGATGTTCTTTTTATTTACGACGCGCCAGATTGTGAGTTTATACTTGTCGAAGGTTGGTTGTGGGCTGGAAAGTCAATCCCGCAAACTTTGTACAAGCATAGCGATGAGCCGTTTAAATATGTGCGCCACCTAACAAAGCATGCACCTGACGTGGCTAAGGCAGGAGAATGTGTTCCTAGCTGAGACGGATTAGCTTCTGCCTGAAGAGCAGAGAAGGTTGGCTCGATACCAACGGAACACACATGAACTTGTAGCTCAACGGTCAGAGCACCTGCGTTACATACAGGGTGTTGGAGGTCCGAATCCTCTCAAGTTCACTTAAGTTGGTATCCGAAAGCCAACAAGGTCTAGAAAAACGGATGGAGTTTAGCAGGTTTCTCCTGACCAAAAAATTTGCCAAGGGCGTCTCGTATAATGGGATTACTTTACACCTGCAATGTAAAAATCAGGATTCGATTTCCTGGATGTCCACAATGACTGTTTATTAATTTCATAGTACTTCTGAAAACAGAAAACGTATTCATATATACGTAGAGGAGTTGGCGTAGAAATTAATTATGGTGAGTATGTCATGGTGACAAACCGATCTCCAAAATCGTATGCGAGCGTCCGATTCGTTCACTCACTGCTAGAATGGCTTTATAACTCAATTGGTTAGAGTAACTGTCTCTTAAACAGTAAATTCGAGTTCGAGTCTCGGTAGAGCCACATGATTAAAAAAATTATATTAAAATTAATATTGATTATTGAACTATCATTACTAACAGCCTTACAGCCAATAGCTGTACAGCAACCTATACCAGTTGGCACTCTTAATAATAAAGAACTTTATGTTTCCATGTATGAAACAACACTTGAAGAAACTGTTGAGATTTATTTTCCAATAGATGCGGAGTGGTGGATTCTATCGAGAGAGGATAGAACAAAAATCATATATGATACCATTTCAAAATCAGGTGGGTGGTGGGGAGATGGCGCTCCAACAGAAAGAGATCTAGTTGCGTGGCTTATTTATGAAGAGGGTGCTACTCTTTCTTATACAGATAAGGTAAATATGGGTAAGGGTATTAGATATAGATTTAAATATTTTGGAGATACTCCAGATAAATTTATTAAACAATTATCAGCATTTACTCCACTTTTTAATACAGATGCTGATACGGATTTGGGAATGGACGATTGGAATGAGATTATAAATCCTCCAGATTTATCTGAATACATTGAAATAGTAGATTATGTATACAGTTTAGAAGTAAAAAAGAAAGATGGGGCATATATGTACTGGTGGTCAGAAACTGAGGTTGTTACTCCTAGGGGAAAATGGCCTGGTCCGTATATTCAAACTCAGGAAAAAGGAATCGGCACTTTCTATTTCACTGGTATTCCAAATGTAAGAACATGTGCTATGAGTGGAAAGAATTGTAAGTAATGCAGATGTAGCTTAACTGGTCAAAGCCCTCGTCTGATACACGAGAGATTAAAGGTCCGAATCCTTTTATCTGCACAAGGAGATATTATGATAGACGAAACTAACAGATACAACATTAGAATGTTCTTTCTATCTCTGGTAGCATTTTTTATATGTATATTAATAATAATGGTTATGGGAGTTCTATTTGGTATGAAACAATACAGTCCAGTAGTCAATAACTACGATAGACCTGTATGTACATTTGAATATAAGGAACATAGAATATAAGGATATGTGATGGGAAACTGGCATACCTGGGATACTCAAAATATCCTGACTGGAGGTTCAAATCCTCCCATATCCACAATGCCTTCGTAGCTCAATTGGTTTAGAGCAGTGGACTTTTAATCCATTGGTTGAGGGTCCGAGTCCCTCTGAGGGCACAACGCTCCGGTAACTCAACGGTCAGAGTATCCGTCTTATACGCGGCTAGTTGAAGGTCCGAATCCTTCTCGGAGCACTGATGCGGGTGGTAGGCAAGGTAGTCTAACAAGTCTCATAAACTTGATAAGAAGGATTCGATTTCCTTACCCGCTACTGGTGGAGGCGAAACCACGTAAAAAACACCGCTCATTAATTATGAGAATATGGCAGAACGGTCATGCACTAGTCTTCCAAACTAGCTACGAGGTTTCGACTACCTCTATTCTCTCTTATAGTAGTGATCTGAACAACCTTAAAATGGTGGATTACCCGTCTCCGAGGTCAAATATCGGGAAAATGCGTGAGGAAATCTAAGCTACTATATTTATACTAAAGGAGAAACTATGATAATATCATGTACTTGTACTCATGAATACCAAGATAAGTTATATGGTAAGGGTCGCAGAGTTTTCAATGAGGGTAAGACTAACTATAAATGCACCGTATGTAAAGCTACCAAGGCTTTAACTGGGACAGAAAAGAAAGATGCTAAGGAAAAGGATAAGTAATGAAAATTTCTGAGTGTAAGCGATACAAAATTATTCCCGCTCCTGGAACCGTATTAGCAACTATCATGTCTAAAGAAGTTAAATTACCTGAGGGAAGAGTAATGGATTTCTATATTAAACATAGAATGAATGGTAATGGTACTTTCAATAGTATGGTTGAAGGTAGTAAAGGAGATTTCTGGTGGGTAGACAATGAGGATAACTCAATATCTATCTACCATGTAGACGAAATATTTGATAGATAGTTTATGGGTAAACGGCGAAGTTGGAGAGTCGTAGCTGTCTGTAAAACAGTTGGCCGATGGTCTCAGTAGGTCCGAATCCTACTTTACCCACGAGGGAAAGCCGCTCTAACCAGGCTTGACTGATGGAGAGACATTATAAGCTTCCGTAGCCGAATTGGCATAGGCAACTGCCTTAGAAGCAGAAATCTGGAGGTTCGACTCCTCTCGGAAGCACTATGAAAAAATTAAATAGACGACTAGTTAAACCTGTATTATTTGTGGTAGATTTTGTAATGGTAACTGCTTTATTAGTTACCAGTATTTTACAAACTCCTGTATTAGTAGATGTGGCTGTAACTCCTATAGTTACTTCAACATCAACTCAAACTCCGACTCAAACTCCCATACCAGTACCAAAAATAGAACGGGTACTTGTAATAAGCTATGATGGAATGAGGCCGGATGCAATATCAAAAGCACCCATGCCTAACTTATTAAAGTTAATGGAGAATAGTGCTTATTCCCTAACGAGTGCGGAAACTATTGCATACCCATCTACACTTCCAAGTCACGCATCAATGCTATCTGGACTATGTATGCAGGATACTGGAATAGTATTCGATAGGTATTTCAAATACATGGGATATTCAAAAGGGGTTGATATATTCGACCTTGCCCATAAAGCTGGAATGCGTACTGTAATGATAGTTGGAAAAGACAAGTTGAGGCAGTTGGCTGAACCAGAGACAACGGATGTATTTGAAATACGGTACGATGAGGCATCTATATCTAAGATAGCAGTAGAAGAAATACAAAAGGATTTTGGATTAATGTTTGTACATTTTCCAACTCCTGATAAGGTAGGTCATAAATATACTTGGATGGGGTACTCATATCTAAAAGTTTTAACTTTTGGAGACGATGCTTTAAGAGACATATTAACTGCACTAGACGATAACGGTTTAAGAGAAACCACTTTAATTATTGTTACTGCAGATCACGGTGGACACGATAAAAATCATGAGGGAACTGTTATTCAAGACTTCCGTATCCCCTGGATTATATATGGACCTGGGATTGTTCCTGGAGAACTTACAGTACCAATACAGACAATGGATACAGCCGCTACAGTTGCTTATGCTTTAGATTTAACTCTTCAACCAGACTGGGAGGGAATTCCAGTTTATGAAGCTTTTGGACAAACTAGATTAAAGGTGCATAAAGAATATATACAGCACCCATGTCACGAATAAATGCTCATGTGGCGGAACTGGTATACGCTCATGACTTAAAATCATGTGCCTTCGGGCGTAAGGGTTCGACTCCCTTCTTGAGCACTAGCTACACAGGGCGGTAATAGATGGTCAGAACAATTGGGATAGGACTTGGATTCACTATCACTTTTATTACCGATAAATGGAATCTGACTTTCTCTGTGTAGCTTTACGGTTCTATGGTATAATGGACATTACACTTCTCTGTCAAGGAAGTAACCGGGGTTCAATTCCCCGTAGAACCGCCTAAATTGCCTCTTGACAAATAATCAAGAGTGTGGTATAATGTGTATAAGTTACCGAAACTTAGAATTCGGGTCACTACCTCCTGGTGGAGATGAGTGGAAATATGTTCTTCGCAGATGCATATTCCATATGGTTAACCAGTCAACCTAAACATCTGCGAGTATAGACTATCTAATTAATAGTTTAATTAGAGTTGCCTACTCGCATAGTGAATTTTAGCATAAAGAGCTCTAAGAGCTTAAGTACTTAAAGAGAAGAGCCTTCTCTTAACCAATCTAAAGATTGGTTAATAGATTACAAACCTCTTCTAGAAACAAAGGAATAATGGTTAATAGAGTTTATACTCTAGATGCCATAATATTGAACATTATCGGGAAGTACCTTAATGGATAGAGGACTCGCTTTGGAAGCGAGGATATGGTGGTTCGACTCCACTTTTCCCGACTAGGACATGCATTGAGGGCTATCGTCACTAAGACGTAGTGTGAGGCGGTATAGGGTTCATCCAATACCTAAAAAATCGGAGCTTTCGAGCTGTTAACTGATTGAGCATTCATCACACAATAGAGCGACCTGAACATGTCCTTCCTCATTATAAGGAGAAATAGTGACTATATGTTTCATAGAAAGTTTGGCAAATAATAAGAAAGAGATTGGTGGTTTAATATCTGATTTGTCAAATGTATCTATGATAGGATTAGATACTGAAACAACTGGTATAGACCCACTCATTAGTAAAATACTTCTTGTTCAGATTGGGGTTGGGGATAACGTCTATGTAATGCATAGGGGAAATTTAGGTAAATTATTCTTTACTAAATTATTAGAAATCATTAAAGAAAATAATATAAAGTGTATTGGTCATAATATAAAATTCGATATAAAAATATTACATACAGATACAGGTATTCTACTAAGAAACTTACACGATACCATGATTGTAGAATCTGTACTAACTGCGGGAGTTGGTGATAAATTATCATCACTAGCTAAGTTGGTAAGTAAATATTGCGGTGAAGAATTAGTTAAAGATACACGCCTAGAATTCATTGATATGGATTGGAATTCAACATTTACAGATCAACAGATAACCTATGCCGGAACAGACATTTTATACTTAGACAAAATATATAACAGCCAAATAGAATTAGCTACAAAAGAGGGATTATTACCTACTATAGAATTAGAAATGAACCTAGTTCCAGCAGTAGCTAAAATGGAATTACAGGGTATACTATTAGATGTTGAGCATTGGAATGGATTAATTAAAGACTCAGAAAGCAATATAGTTAGACTATCTAAAGTCATGAAGGACTTAATATTTAATTCAGTTCCAGTGGCATCATATGGAAACGCCTACCAATTCGCTAGAGCCCTAGCAATACCAGTTAAAGCAAAGAAGCTTCAAAAGATATTAGAGTCTATAGTAGACCCATCAGTATCAATGATTTGGATTAATGAAAACTTTAATATAGGTTCACATAAACAATTACTAACAGCTTTACATCTATGTGGAATAGATACTCCAGATACAAATGAAAAAACACTGAATAAACTACCACAAAATGATATTATAGATGTAATATTAGAATACAGAGACTACGAAAAAAGATTAAGTACCTACGGTCAGAACATCATTGACCTTATAAATCCAGTAACTGGTAAGATTCATACGGAGTATTTCCAGGTTGGGACACAGACCGGAAGATTTTCATCTAAGAATCCAAACCTTCAGAATATACCAATTGATAATGGATTTAGAGAGGGATTTATATCTAGACCGGGATATAGCTTTATAGCGATGGACTATAGCCAACAAGAGTATAGATTAGCGGGAGCATTGAGTGGTGAACCTGTAATTTTAGACGCTTATCTTAGAGGGGCTGATATGCATATAGCTACTGCGGCTCTAAAATTTAAAAAAGATTTTCACGATATAACCAAAGATGAGCGTAAATTTGGTAAGACAATGAACTTCGCTATTATTTATGGTACTACAATTTGGGGATTAAAGAGAAACTTTAAGATATCTCTAGAAGAATCCCAAGACCTATTAGACGAATACTGGGCAGGTTATCCAAGACTGTTTGCACTAAAAACAAAAATAGAATCTAAGATTATGGAACTAGGATACTCAATTACTCCTATGGGTAGAAAGCGTTACTTCAAACCAATACCCTCATTTGGAACACCATATGAAATAGAAAAGATTACATCTCAGATGAAAAGGGAAGGCTTCAATATGGTTATTCAGGGAGGTGGAGCAGACGTAACAAAGCTATCAATAATAAATATGGAAAATAATAACCCATTCGGTAACAAATTTTCTTTACTATTACAAGTGCATGATGAAGTTGTAGCTGAGGTAGAGGATTCCATCCTAAAGGAGGCAGAAGATTTTATGAGATATGAAATGGTTACAGCTTTTCAACCGCTACTCGGAAAAATACCTGCCATTACAGACGCTAAAATTAGCAAAAGATGGACTAAAGAATCATAGGAGATAAGTATGTATGAAAATATTTTGTGCGGAGACTCTTTGGGACAGTAACGTATCATCAACTAGAGTCTCTTATGAGGCTTTAATGAAACTAGTTTCAAATGAAACTGGTGACATAATATCGTACTTTACATTTAACACTCCGGAGGAATTAGACCACTTATTCACAATGTTTAGAGAAAGTAAGTACGACCTATTTTATATAGCGTCACACATGAAAGATGGAAATGTAACTTCTGGATATAAAAGTCAATTCATTACAAGTATACCATCTATCATAAAAAGAAATAAAGCATCCCTCACTCGAAAAATACTACACCTAGCTGGATGCTCTTCTATGTCAGAAGATAATATAGACATAAAATACATTAAAAGAATATGTAAACTAAAAGTAATTTCAGGTTATGCCATAGACACAGACTCTACAGAGTCAGCCGCTATGGATTTACTATACTTAACAACATTATCGAAAGAAGGTGTAAAAGGATTGTCAGAAACATTAAACAAAAGATATGGAAGTTTAGTAGAGGCGTCAGGTTTTAAGATGTACGTATTAAAGGAGGTCGAGTGAATTCAGATTTTATTGACGGGATTATAGAGCAGTTTGGTGATATTGTACTAAAGAAAGATACAGATAGGATAGACGTTATATCTACAGGTAGCCTATCTTTAGATGTATCAATAGGAGTAGGAGGTATTCCAAGAGGAAAAATTACAGAAATATATGGAAGCGAGGGCGGTGGTAAAACAACCTTATGTTTATCAGTAGTTAAAGAAGCTTTGAAGATGGAATTAAAAGTCCTCTATGTAGATGCAGAACATATGTTAGACTACACCTTACTAAAGGACATGATAGGTGAGGAGTTTGATAAGAATAAGTTTGTAATCTTAAATCCAGATACTGCTGAAGATGCTTTTATTATGATGGAATCTGGAATTAACTCAAAAGAATTTGCTGTAGTAATACTAGACTCTATTGGCGCTCTTGCTCCATTTAAAGAAAAGGATGATGAGTTTGCAGACGCTAACGTAGGACTAGTAGCTAGAATGCTTACAAAATTCTTACGTAGAAACGTGGATAGTATTGATAAAAATAATGTAGCTCTTATCCTTTTAAATCAAGTTAGAGATAAGATTGGGGCATACATGCCATCGTTCACAACTCCTGGTGGTCATGCATTAAAGCACTTCGCTAGCCTAAGAATTTCCTTGGGAAAGGCTCAAGACCTGAAAGTTGGTAATGAGATAGTCGGAATTACCACTAAATTTGTTATAAAGAAGAACAAGTTATCTGCACCATTTAGAAGTTATACTATTCCAATTATATTTGGAAAGGGAATAGATATATATTCGGATGCTGTGGATTTCTGTTCTATGATTGGGGTGATTAAGAAGAAAGGTTCTTACTATAGATTTGATGACATTACTCTTGGTCAAGGTAAAATAGCTGCTGGAGCTTACCTAGAGAAGAACCCTGAGACCCTTGACAAAATCAAAGAAGGGGTGTATAATGTACTTAATAAGTATACATCTATTGATGTAGACGCTATAGAGGCGCAACTAGAGGATGAAGACGAGGAGAAAAAGGATGAATAAATCAATTACATTAGAAAGAACATGGCAGTTGGTTCAGTTTGAGCCACTAAGAGTATCAGACACAATAACAGAAATACCTGAAATAGTCGCATCTAACCCAGAGGCAATGAGGTTACTAAGATACCTTCAACTTATAGATACAGAATGGACATATATGCAGTACGCTAAGTTAAGAGCCTCAGAGCCTAAGTTAACTAGCCTAGAAGCAATAGAATCAGCCAATGAATTCCTAGAAGAGGAAAGACGTATAACGTTTGAAAATCTTCTAAAATCAATGAATTCACAAAAAGGAGAAAAATAAAATGCCGCTAACATCATTTGGAACAACAAGAGAAAAACAGGCTTTCACATCCGAATTTAAGAAAACATTATTTTTAGATATGAATTCCACATCAACTGTAAGAATTCTTACAGACGGTTATTTAGCAATTCAGACCCACTATATTAACAGAGCTACTGTTCAGTGTATTGGAGAGGATTGCCCAGTATGTGCTAATAATAAAATGATTATGATGCAGTTTCCCGATACCTATAAAGACGAGGCTAAATGGTCTCCACGTAGAACAGTAAATCTAGTCAATGTACTAGATAAGACATTAGTTAGAACATGTTCTAAATGTGGTGCAGAATCGCACGCCCCATCAAATCAAGGACCAACCGCATGTAGTAAGTGTGGTGAGATTGTTACTGGAGAATCAACACCCTCTATGAAGATCAAAGTTCTTTCCAGAGGAGTAACCTTATTTGACCAATTAGACGCGATTAATAACGCAATCTTGGATAGTAAAGGAGAGCGTGTAGGTCTTACTGGATATGATTTAACCTTTGTTATATCAGGTTCAGGTAAAAATAAAATCATTACTCCTATAGCCGGCCAAACATCTGAGAAACCAGTTGTAAAAGATGAAAAAGATTTATATGATTTAGATTCAGTAACTGTTAAACTAACGGCTACCGAACTAGTTGATTTACAAAGAGGAGTATCTTTAAAGGATATATTCTCCGCTAGACGTGCTAGACAAAAAGCATCAGAAGCCGGAGCCACAGTTCTTCCTAAAGAATTAATGGACTCAGTTAATAGTGAAGTTGAAGCTTTATTTAAAAATAAGTAAGGAGATTGGGGGCTACTTAATAGTAGCCCCCTACCCATGAAAAAAATAAATATACTGGGATATGAGTACAACTTAGATTTTTCTAAGACATATGAACAAAGCATTGGTAACGTAGGTTTTTGTAGCTTTAAGGATAAAACCATTTCGGTTGCTAATGATATTGAATCTGATTTGTTTAATAGTACTCTTATCCACGAAATAATAGAAGCACTTAACTATCACCTAGAATTAGATTTAAAACATAATCAAATAATGGGCATTGAGGTGGGAATTCATCAGGTTTTAAATGATGCAGGAGTTGATTTAAACCCCCTAAAGGAGAAGTAAATGACAGAATTGCCTGAAAATTTATCAGAATTATATTTCTCTAGATTAAATACAGCTCCAAATGCAGGAGTAGTTTTAGCACAATTCTACGGAGTTGTGATGGGACTTGATGTAGGACGTTCAGAGATTATAAGATTTAATCAACTAGTAAAACTATTTGGGAAAACATCAGTATTCTTTTCTATAATAGACGCATCTCGTATAGATACCCCAACCGAATTTCCATACGGATTATTATTTACAATATGTAAGAACAAGCTAGAAAAAACACTTGAATCTAATATGGCTATGACTTCTATGTTTAGCCTAGAAAAAAGAATATCTGACATGGAAAAAGATATAGCTAAGGTAAAAAAGATTGACCCTGAAAAGGCTAACAAATATCTAGAAGGTCCAAAGGAGGATAAGTAAATGGCAGATAAACTATTTTCTACGGACCATGAGATTGCGGTATTATCTACTCTATTAAAATACCCTGATTTGTATTATGGAACAGATGTTCGATTTTTTATGATGTCCTCTGTACCAAATCAACTTATATACCAGGAAATAGAGTTATTAAACGATAAGCAGTTAGTTCCAGATTTACAAATGGTGTCTAGCTCTTTAGAAAGCTCAGGTAACTTATCTAAAGTCGGGGATAAAAAATATCTAGACTGGATTGTAGCACAGGAATGGAATAAAGACAATCTAAAAGAGTATTGTAATCAATTAATACTATCATATAAAGGAAGAGTCTTTGCCGAATCAGCCGCTAAAGTAAAGGCTAATAATCTAACACTAGATAATGTAGAAGACTCAATTAGAGATTTTAGAAAGACATTAGATGACTTAACTGAGACATCTGGTGGAGGTGCTACGGTTCACATTGGGGATGGGATTAAGAAATCCTTTGATGATATTGTAGCTAGAACAGGAAATCCTGGTGTACGTGGTCACTCTTGGGGATTAAAAGATGTTAATGTTACCACTGGAGGAAAGTCACAGGGAGACTGGTGGGTAATAGGTGGTAGACCCGGTAGTGGTAAAACAGCGTTACTTTGTAATTCAATTATAGCGGATGGAAGAGCAGGAGTTCCAATTCTTTTCTTTGAAAAGGAAATGAATTATCAATCTCTAGTTGAAAGATTAGTTGCTATAGAATCAGGCGTTTCTATTCAGAACATAAGATTAGGAATACTAGATAAACCACAGATAGAAATGATAGGTGCTTCGATGAGAAGAATTAGGGAGTACCCAATCTACATTGATACAAAGTTTAATTCTGATATTCATTATATGGAATCAACCATCTATAAATTCAGAGCCACTAAGGGTATCGAAGTTGTTTATATAGATTACTTACAGCTTCTTGCTGAACGTGGAGATAATCAAACAGCGGAACTTGGTCAAATTTCAAGAATGTGCAAGTTAATAGCAAATGATCAGAAGATATGCGTAGTAGGCGTATCACAGCTAAATCGTGGTGTTGAGGCTAGAGAGAATAAACGTCCAGTAATGTCAGACCTTAGACAATCAGGAAACTTAGAAGAAGACGCTGATTTTGTAATTGGTTTATATAGAGATGAGTATTATAATAAAGAAACCAAGTATAAAAATTCTATGGAGTTTCTAATTCTAAAGGCAAGAAATGGGCCGGTAGGAACGGTGACTTTAAAGTTTGACCCTGAGTCTAATAGAATAGAAAACAAATAGGAGATTAACATTGCTAAAAGGTAAACAAAAAGGAAGTTCATTTGAAAGATTAATAGCGGAAATCTTAAATAACAACATTAGGAAAAGTTCGTGGAAGAGGATACCCCTAAGCGGGGCTATTGGTACTGCTCTCCACGAACCAGACCTACAGGGTGATGTTGTTGGTACTATAGAATCGTTTGAAAAAAAGTTTAGGATAGAGGCAAAAGTGGGGTACGGAGGGGCTACTCAACTTACATTAAAGAAGGAATGGCTTGATAAGATAATAGAAGACTCGTCAAACTCTAATTCAATTCCTTTAATGATGGGTAAGTTTTCAGGAGCAAGAGAGGGCATAAAGGTGTTTGTAGCTATGGACTTAGATACCTTCTGTGAAATAATAAATAAAGTAACAGAGCTACATGAAGAGGTGCTTAAAAATGAACGAAAAGAGATGGGAAGTAGTTAGACAGTTCTACATGGAAAGTTTTGGGATAGCACCGGAACTCGTTGACCTTATGGCATCAAACGAGATTCTATTAATGTGCGTATCTGGGTCATCAAATTCGAGCATGTCGAAAATCTTAAACATAGATGAGGATTCAATTTCTGAAATAATATTGACCATCTTTGACTTTAGTGGATGGAAAGAAGATTTAGATATTAATCCTTTACATGTGTATGAGCAGGATAATTCCTATATATCTTTTGTTGGGGCAATAGCAGAAACACGAATTGGAAAAGAAACCACAATCACCATATCAGACATAGACTTAATGTTTAGAATCTGTGAAATATACAAATCCATAGAAGAAAAACTAGAAATTGGGTGGGTATAAACCCTTGACAAAATCTAATATATGTGGTATAATACCCTTAGAATAAGGAGAAATTATGAAAACTAGCCCAGAAGATGTACTAAAAAGTATCCCAGATTTTGATGAACTTATTAAACTGACACAGGAAATATCCCAATTGATGTATGAAAAGCTCACATTAGACAATGAAATAAAAGAATGGGAAGCACACACATTTAAAACAGCTACCACAGACGAACAATATTTTCAGGGAGGAAAACCACCTGCCGTAAATTATATAGATAATACATATAAGTTTAGAGGTTTGAATGGGGAAATAATGCCACTAAGAATAAAACTAGCCGAGGTTATAGCTAAACTTGAGGGAAAGAAATCTTTAATGGATGTCTATAAAACCATGATTGAAGTTTGGAGAACTTTATGTTCAAATCAAAGAACGGCTGGTTTATAGGTGTCAATATATATTTCAGCTTCTTTATTAGAAGATTTTATTTCATGCAATAGGAAAGTATACTACAGATTATCCAAACCAGAAAGAGCACTTCCGAGTAATGAAATGATTATTGGGGAAATTGTTCATAGTGCAATAGAAACATATTGGGATAATGAAGTATTTTCTCAGGGTTATTTTTATGGCGAAATGGCAAAAAGATTACCTAACGAGTCATTAAGTTATGGTTCAATGTGTTTACATAATTTTCACGAACATTTTCAAAAATATCTTTCTGTTGGTGATGATGTAGAATTCAGATTTAAAATAGAAATTCATAATGATATATTTGTTGTTGGGAAGATGGATAGAATTTCCAATGGGAAAGTATTTGATTGGAAAACTGCAAGAAAACCTCAAGTCAATATATCAAAAAGTATTCAATTCATTCTTTATAATTGGGCTTATAAGAAATTATATAATATTGTTCCATCCGGTGTTTACTATGCGGCTCTTTCAACTGGAAATTTAGTTAGATACACCAATGATGAATCGGCTACAAGAACACTATTTAATGACATTATACCACAAGCAGTTATGGCAATCAAAAATAAAAATTTTGTTAGGAACGGAGTATTTAGAAAGGCATGTTTTCAATGCTCCTATAGAGAAGATTGCCTAAAGGAGTTTCAGCATGGGATGGATAGTCCAGCATATACTAAGGAATAAAGTATCAATAAAGACGACTCAGGACATAGAATCTGATGAGTATAATAATCTTCTTATTATTGAAAGTAAGATAAAAGAATTACATAGTGAAGGTTTTCTTTCTGACATTGATGTTTATATCTTAGACTTAGTTTCTGATGGTAGACCAATTAAAGATTTAGAAGTGTTAATAGATAAAAGTAGAAAAACTATATCAATAACTTTTATTCAACTATGTGATAGAATTTCATATTTTCTTGGAGGATATTTTACTGATGAAGGATTTTTAGACAGTATGAAGGAAAGTTACAAGTTATCTGATGAGCAAATATCTGAAATTAAAAAGCATATAGCCGGTAAATTTAAGCATAAGCTTATGAGAAAGAAGTAATACGGAGAAAATAATAATGAGCAAAGACGAAAGTATACTTACATTTAGATGTAAGCATAGACATTCAGCAATGTCACATCCAAAATGTTATATAAAATATTTGCGTGGCGATACAGAAGAAAAGAAACTTCCAAAGGTTCTTTTATTTGATATTGAAACATCACCTCTACAGGCTTTCATATTTCAGAAGAGCGTGTGGAAAGCAAATGTAGGTGCTGACCAAGTTATATCAGAATGGTTCATGCTTACATGGAGTGCTAAGTGGTTATTTGGGGATGAAATTTTAACTGATAGGTTAACTGGTAAGGAAGCTATAAAAGAGGATGATGGTAGGATAGTTAAAAGTCTTTGGAAATTACTTGATGAGGCAGATATTATCATTGCCCATAACGGTGATAGCTTTGATGTTCCTAACATGAACACAAGATTTATCGTTCATGGATTACCTCCAACAAGCCCATACCAAACAATTGATACAATGTTGGTAGCTAGAAAGCAGTTTGGGTTTACACATAACAGCTTAAACGGTCTAGCTAAGATATTTGGTTTTCAAGAGAAAATGGAAACCACCTTTGAACTATGGAAAAGATGTGTGGCTGGAGACGATGAAGCTCTTGCTTACATGCAGAAATATAATAATGGAGATGTTGATACACTTGAGGATGTATATTTGAAGTTACGCCCTTGGATTAAGGGACACCCAAACTTGGGTTTGTATGTAGAATCTGATGAGGAAGTTTGCCCTAACTGTGGAAGCTCTGATATTCAAATGATACCCGATAAGTATTCATATACTCAGGTAAGTAAGTTCCCATTGTTTAGATGCAAGTGTGGTGCTTATGGTAGAGTAAGAAAATCAATACTACCTAAAAGCGTAGGAAAGACTTTGTTAGTAGGATTATCAAAATAAAAGGAGATTTTATATATGTCAAAACTTAATGTAGTTGGTCGTGCTTTTAGTAGTGGCACTGTAGCAACTAAAGATGAAAATGGTGATTGGAAGGTTATTGTTGATATGGTGGAAAAGAGACTGGTAGAAGGTCTAGAGTGGGAAGAGAAGAAAGTATCTGCTATGTGTACAAATAAAACATTTCAGGATGCTTATG